CGTTAGTGAACCAGTGAATGAAGCAGTTATCGAAGTTACATTTATAAAAGATGGAAGTATTGTATTACTTAAAGTTCCGGTATTTATGTTATCGGCGTTTTGATAATAACTCGCAGCTTGCCCATTTAATTTAGTGGAGTCAACTGCTTCGTTGGCCCAACTTGCGGTTCCTTGTAATGAACCAGTTATTCCATTTGATACATTTAATCTACCTACTATTTCTGTGTTGGTTTCAAGACGTATTAAAGAGCCACTATTCCATATTACAGATGAAGTCATATGATGACTTCCGTTTCCTATTGCTGCGTACCAAGAGTTTATTCCGACTTCATTTCCCATACTGGGTGATCTAGGTCCTGCTAATAGCATACCACCATCATAGTCGGAACCCGATGGATTTGTATATATCCAAACATTATGTTCCGAATCCCAAAGTATTGATCCCGTTCTACCTGTTCCTAATGATCCAGAATCTATAACAGCAAGTCCACCAAATCTCACCGAAGGTCTTCCCGTATTAACCGTTATTAAGTTTGTTCCAATATTAAGTTCCGATGCGGTGATATGTAATAGAGATGATGTTCCTATTACATTTATGTTATTAACGTAAAGGCTTCCACTTATCCATACATCCTTTGATACCCTTAATCCGCCATCAGTATAAAGTGAAGAATCTGTATCTGTAAAGCTTATTGGGTTTGTAGTATTTGAAATGTATTGCTTTCCGCTAAATACGTTATCTGATTGTAATAAAGCATATGGTAACAACATTGAACTTGTATACTCATTTCGTAAATAATCGGATGATGATACAAAATTTGTTGCCCAACTTGCAGTTCCTTCTAGTGAACCTGTAAAATTTCCATTTATACTGCCCGTTATTATATGAGATGAACCCGATATGTTTAACGATCCTGTAATGGTTTGATTTCCTCTAAATGAATTTGAACCGGTTGTTGCAAAAGATGCTGTTTGTGAATTTAATACATAATTTGAAGCAGATACAAAATTTGTTGCCCAACTTGCAGTCCCGAATAAAGATGCTGTTATATTTGTTGCCGAAAAACTGCCTGTAAGTATTGATGATCCACTAATTATCAAACTTCCCGTTATTATAAGAGTATCGGCATTGGTAGAAAACAATACCATCCCTGCTGTTCCATTTATATTTGTTGACCCGGTAACTGTTAAACTCCCACTTATTGTTTGATTTCCTCTAAATGAATTTGAACCGGTTGTTGCTACGCTACCTGTCCAACTATTAATACTTTGAGTAAATGAGTTGAATGATTGAGTTAAAGAATTAAACGAAGCTGTAGTTGCTACACTACCTGTCCAACTATTAATAGTTTGAGTAAATGAGTTTACAGATTGTGTAAGTGTGTCTAATGAAGCCGTTGTAGCTACACTACCTGTCCAACTATTTATGTTTTCTCTAAAATAATTTACCGATTGTGTATATACATTAAAGCTATTTATTGTTGTATAATCGGGCGCATATAATGCTGTATTTGCATATGATGCCGTTCCAAATAATGAGCCAGATATTCCGCCACTAACTATTAATCCACTACCGCTTATTAATAAACTACCAGTAATTACTGCACTGCCCGAATAAGGAAATCCTTCACCGGCGCCGCCTCCTGCATTTAACGCATAAGATGCTGTTAGTGCATATGATGCTGATACAGCGTTTTCTGCAGTATCAGCCTTATCACCTTTAGGTCCTTGAGGACCTATTGTTGCGATTTGTATTGTAGTAGTTTCGGCAGCAGATAGAGTAACGATAGTTGTATCACTATCATTTGTGATTACAATACTATTATCTTCGGTTGTCACATTTACCGAATTAGCATCCGATGTTATTATGTTTAATTCGTTATCTGCCATTATAATCTAGTTACTTCTCTGCTTAATTTAATTGTACCTTGTAATAAACGGGTTACCACACTTCCTGATTGTAATTCTATATCATATAATGCGGAATCAAAATTTAATGTAGAAGAACTAACTGCGGATATGAATAATCCTATTGTTCCCGATGTAGGTGGATTTAGACCATTTGAGCCACTAAAATTAAGGCCGCTACCGTCGGCAGAAAGAGAACTACTTAAATAAATGTACGAAGTTTTTGTATTATCTGCATAATCGGGTCTTATCTGCATTCTACCGCCATATCCACTCAGGTCAATAGCACTACCACTAGAATCCTTATATGCTAATTCTAATTTAACAGTTGTACCTTGTTCTATTGTAAAATTATATTTTCCAGCTGCCATAATTAATTTTTATGTATAAATATGTTTATTATAAAGTTATAAATTTACCAGATATTGTTACATTATCTGAAGTTGTTACGCTTGTTCCTGTAAAATTTATTGTTAGTCCGTTATCCGAATATAATACATCAAAATCCGTACCTTGATTCAATCTTGTGGAATCTTTATAAACTTTAACATCATAATCAATCCCATCTATTGTTAGATTGCCGGATATAACTGATGCTAGTATTCCAGGTGCTTTTATTAATTTAATATCAGAAAATGTTATTGTGTCATTTGTAACTGGCGATTGTATAATACTATTATTTAAAGATAAAAAATCAATCATATCTTTATTTGAATTATAATCAGTTGGGTTTAATAATAGATTTTCTAATCTACCATTTCCAGTCAAATCAGTTTCAGTAGAAAATATAATTGCTTTAGAGCTGAATCCTTTTTTGGTTGTATTTTCACCGTCAAATTGTTCAGGCAAAAGATATGCTTTTACGTTAAGACTAAATTCGACTCTATTAATTCTTTCACTACCATCATTTACCTCATTTATTATATTATAATCGGTGATAGTTGTATTGAATTTAAATTTAGTTTTATCTCCCCAATATTCATCGGATGCCCAAGTCAATGATTCAACTATTTGATTTAGGTGTTCTGTAAAATTTGCCCACCCCATACATTCATAAGTTACTTCCACATAATCAGGCATTGTTATGTTATAAACTTTATACTTTGGTTCTTGATTTCCCAATAAATTAAAACGGCTATAACGATTATCTTTTGACCATTTAGTTACAGTTTGATATGATACATGTCGATTTAACATAGGTATCGCATCATTTTTAGTAACACCGGAACGTCTAATCATCATTATAGGTAATTGTATTCTACCTTTACCATCTCTATAAACTCCATCCATTCTGGCTCCTACCCATCTTTCCGAATTACCATATACAACGGGTATTTTTACAGCTGTGCCATTTTCATCAAGTGTTGGTAATACAACATCTTGCAAATATGTCATTATAGCATAATCTACATCGTAAAGCGTTATACCCTGCTTTACATCATTTGAATCGGATTTTATTTGATTTATCCTATTCGTATTTCTTAATGGATTTTCTGCCATATTAGTTTATTCTTTCTTCTATGTTTAATGTTGCTTTACTTACCATAAATGTAGAGCAAACAACGCTGAAATTGTTTTTACTGAATCCACCCGAATACTGCACTTCATTTGTGTTTCCAATTTCATAATAAGAGTTATCAAAGTAGATTACATCGCCTATTTCAGGATATGTATTATGCTCTTCTAACATAAATCGGTCAAATCTAAACTCAACAGTTTGTGTTCTTTGTGGTCCAAATCCTTCGTATTCGGTTTCTCTTGGGTCTTTATTTATCAAAACATTCAGTTCGACTCCACTATACCAGCTTTTTCCTAATGATTCGCCATATAGGTTTACTTTAGTATCTACAATGTTTAGCTTATATAGTACGCAAGTATTTTGAACAACATCATCAACTACTTCACGTGCTATACCTTTAAAAAATGCAACATCCCTATCTGATATAAATTTTGGCATATTATCCTACATATATGGTTAGTGGAACTTTTTTCAACATTTCCTGATGATATTCTGCTTCGTTTTTTCTGATTTCAAATTGTTGCTTTCGGCTCAATTCTTCAAGGTTTTCACGAAGTTGAGTTATGAGTGCATCTTTTTCAACCTGTGCTTCACTACGGAGCGCCGCACCATCCAATGATACCGTTGCATCTGGAATTGGTATTTCATTATATTTTTCACGAATTGCACCCAATAACTCTTTTACCAATGCTAATGTATATTTTCTTATCCATTGTTTGCCAACATCGTTTATATTTGAATACTGAATAAAATCATACTTTATATCCGAATAATCCGATACCACATTTGATTTTATCATAGCCGAATTATTTTCAAAATCACTTCTGTCGAAGTAGTCAAAATATATACGCTTTATAGGAGTTAAGGCAGATGGTACAGGAAATATCGTAAGGTTATTGTTTACTATATTAAATGTAAATGCTGATTTACGAATATGGTCGTTAAACTCAATGTGTTGCATTCTCAATACATCTTCATATAGAGGCATTAATAAGAATTGTGCAGCAGGTGAGTAATTACCAAATCCTAACTCACTAATTAAATTTAATGTACCTTGTGCACCAACTGAATATGGGTCAAAGAAACGAGTAATAGCAGGTACTGCTTCGTAATAAACTTTTACAACATCTCTTTGAACATCGCTATCTAATAATTCTTTTGTAGTAGCATCATATGCTTTTGTTGTTAAATCATATGTTTGTACAGATGATGTTAAATCCACGTATGCTTTTTTATAATCAGTCGGACCACCTACTCCTGCTAATGTACCATATGCTTGAGACATACGAAATATTACAGGTAGATTACCACCATCAACTAATTTTTGACTATAATTTGTTCCAGCTTTTTTACCTTTAAGAGTATCAAGATTATTTCTGATATTAAATTGATTTACTTGGGATGAATATTCTGATGTTGCTTCTTCAAAGCAAGCATAAAATTGTTCATCTATTAATTCAACATCAATAATTGGATAACCCAATCTTTTTGCACACCATACGGCTGTTCTTGGTCCATCATTTTGAAAATCCGAATCCGAATCGTACAATGCGAATGGTGTTTTACCTGATATTGCTGAGCCGCTTCCGGGCCATTTTAGATTAAAAGACATATTAATGGAATTATAGTTATTCAGGTATAAATATAAAAATAAAAAAAGAGGGAGTAAAAACTCCCTCTCTTTTTTAGTTCAACTCTTTATTATTAGATAGTATCTAAACCTTCAATAATAATCTTACCATAGAACTCTGGACGAACCATCTTCTTAGCGTAACGAGTCATAACGCCTCTACGCGGTGTGAAGTTGGTTGGGTCGTAAACAAGAGGAGTCATAATCAATGGAACATATGGAGCGTATACCGCACCTGTCTCAAAGAAATTACTTCCTTTGAAGCCCATTAAGATTACATTCTCAGTCATATATGGATTCTTATAAACATCATAACGGTTTGAGATAGCACCTACTTGAGATACACCAGCTGCGAACTGAAGAGCATCTTTACCAGGATTAGCTGCGAAACCAGTCATTGATTCAAGAATAGTACATACATTTGGAGAAGCAACAATGAAGTTTGCACCACCTCTCATAGTTAATTGGTGAATCTTGTTAGAAACTTTCTGAAGCTTAACACCTAATGTTTGGAACCAAGTTGATTTATTGTATGCACTTGCTGCTGCTGCGGCTGCATCAATGGTGAAAGCATTTGAGCCATTCCACTCATATCCTGTTCTAGCTGACCAGTATCCTGTAGTCAACGCGTTCAACTGCAACATTTCAAGAATTTCGTGGTAAGCGTTCAAATCTTGTGCCAATTCAGGAGTCCAAATTGCTTTTAACTTACGAGTCTTAGCAACGATTGGTTCTGATTTCAATTCCAATTCAACTTCTGGAATACCAACATCAGGAGTATTTGATTTTTCTTCAAAATCACCACGATCGTAAGCTTCAGGTTGTTTAGAATATGCAATTCCACCTTGTACAGTACTAGCGCTTCCAAATGGATTAGCTGATGAGTATGTGGCTAAAAATTGTACACTTGTACCTGAAATTTTAGTGTATTGTGGGTGGAAAGTAAATCCAGATCCTGATTGTGCACAACTGAATGCTCTAACTGCGTTGTAATCTGGACGAGTTAAGCTAGCCAACGCAACTGAAAGTACTCTTGCTTTATCAGCTGCGATAGAAGCAGATACAGTTGTGTTAGAAGTATCATAGTTAATATCGCTTAAAGATGCTGTTGTTGGTGTATAACCTACACTAGCAGTAACATCATTGATGGTATATCCGAAACGACCAGCGCCATAAAGACCACCGGTTGTATCTTGTGTAGAACCAAGTTTGTTACCATTTGCATCTCCAGAATCTAAACTATCTAAACCAAAAGTACCACCTTTACCATATAAAGAAGTACCATTTTCTGGTCTAGCTACATCGGTTGTAGTACCATATTTGAAATCCATGTAGAAGATAAGACCTGAAGGTAAGTTCATCGGTTGTACAGAAACGAACTCTTTTGCAGCGATGCTACCAAAGATACGTCTTACCAACGGAAGAGCTACACCAGCCCATTCTTCTGAACCTGCTGAAGTACCTGTACGGGTAGTTTCATCAAGTAATTGTTTAGCTTGGTTTTCAAGCATTACTGCCATACCATGCTTTGTTGTTTCAGATCCTACTCCTTCAAGTAGACCTGTTTTTTCCCACTTGCTTTTCAAACCTCTGGTTTGCTCAAGCATAATGTTTTGTGGGTTTGCGCCTGACATTAATTTTTTTAAGTCCATTTTAATTTAATTTTTTGTTTTGTTAATTATTTGATTATACCTGCTAATTTCTTAAATCTGTCTGCGAAATCAGCGCTTTCAGCGATAACTTGCTTTTGAGCTACTGCAGGTTTAGTTGATTTTACAACTTTACTTGCAAATCCTTCAGATATAGATTTTTTAGCAGTTTTGTTAGAAGCGGTTACTGGCTTTAAGTTTTCTGCTAATGTAGCATAAACAAGTTTAACCTCTCTAACTGATTTTGTTCTGTCTAAAGTTTCAATCACTTTCACTTTTTGTTCGTTAGTCATGTTGTGAGCTCTAAACAATTTGTTTGCGAATAACAATTTTGCGTTAAGAAGATTTACTTCATTGATTGTTGAACGAAGTGATTTAATTGTATTGTAAGCCTCATTTAATTCTTTTTTCAAAGTTTCAGCTTGTAATCCACCATCCTCATCAGGAGTAGCAGGATCATCATCTTTCATATCAGCTTCCATTTCACGAAGGATTTCTTCCAAGTCGATAACTTCATCGGTAGCCTCTTTGTCTTCTTCTTCAGCTTCTGTAGTCATTACAACTTTAGGGTCTTCACCTTTGTCAGTTCCTGCTTCAGAACCATCGGAGTAACCTTCCATAGTAGGCTCTTCTTCGGTTTCTTCTTCTTCACCAAGTTGTGCTTCTAATTCACGGATAATAGATTCTAAATCCATGTCATCTTCATCATTTTCTTCGGTGTCTTCTTCTTCATCTCCGGTGATTTCGTAATCTTCACCATCATCTTCCATGTCATCGCCCATTTCATCACCTTCTTCCTCACCATACATACCCTCATCTTCAGTGTCCATAGAATCATCTTCCATTCCACCTTCAAGTTCGGCTAGTCTAGCACGGAGTTCAGCGATTTCTTGGTCTTTCTCATCTCCCATTTCTTCTTCTTCGTTAATGTCTTTTGTTTTTGTGTAGTCACTAACGGCAGTAGATGAATTAGCAGATGACTTTTTGATACCAACTGAAAGGTCAGTATCGGCATCTAATGCTGGAGTTTTACCAGGGGTTTTACCCATAGTATCACCTGTTCCAATATCAGATGAATCTAGTTCTTCATTTTGCATTTCTTCTTCATCACCAGTTTCTTCAGCTTCTGCTCTCAATTTTTGAGTTAGAATTGATTGTAGGCGTGGAGTAAATGCTTCTTCAAGAGC